GGTGCAATTATTGGTTTTTCACTCATAGACGCTTCAAGTAAAGGACGACCAAATCCTTCTCCATGTGTAAAAGTGATATGTGCTTTTACCTTTGGGTGATTATACAGTTCATTTATTTCATCATCTGTCATATCACCATGCAATAAATAAACATTTGGTAAATCACCTTTTATGGTGTTTTTGATTTCTTTTATCTTACCTAAAATACTCCTTCTATCAATAACTGAAAAAGTAGCACCACTTGTTTTCATTAATAGTGCTGGTGGATTCTTTTTATTTTTAAATGTTTCTAAAAAAGTCTTAACTAGCATACCAGTGTCTTTTCTATCTTGTCCTAAATTACCTTGCAACCAATGGCCTGTATAGAGAAACAAAAACTTTTCAGGTATAGTTGACATCTCATCGACAAGCTCCTTAGAGAATTCATTTGTCTTTTTGTAAACATCTGTATCAACACCTTCGAACAATACTTCCATTGGTTTGTTCATTCTGACAACACCTATTCTTTGCCCTTTATCATCTAATTGGTCGTAAGTGACATTGGTAAATACATCTTTTACAAATTCAGAGACTGCTATATTCATATCCATTCTATTTAATCCCTCAACCCATTCTGGCTTTGGTGCTGTGTTTTCAATACCCGCAGTTATACCAATATTGTATTTTCCTATAGGTGTGAATTCGTTTGGAACTGAAACTTGAAAGTGAATATCAGGTTGTCTTTCCATACTGTTTTGAGTTAACAACCTGTCAATAATCAACTTATCCTTTGGATTCTGAATGTTCAGTGCATTCATAGGTGTGTTACCCCATCTTAAAGAATTGATATGAATATCAAATCTATCCATACCAATTAGAGAGTGGATTAAGTCTCTTGTATGTGCACCATAACCACTTCTAGTAGCTGGTGGTCCTGTAACTAATACTAATGGTTTCATTCTATCTCCTATCCTTCAAAAATTGTGTATCGTTTTCTTGGTTCCCACTTTTCGAAAGCAGTTTCCATATGGTCTATAAAGTTTTGACACATAGCCTTAGCAGACATCATAGCATCATCTCCCATAACAAATTCATGACCTAACATACCACATCTATCTCTTTCCTCTTTACCCATATCATACCATTCTTTGAGTGCATCGGCAAAGTCTTCGTATCGAGGCCTATCATCAAAAATATATGGTGTGGGTATTGAACCTTGCAAACTACGATTAGATGGCCAAACTGGTTTAACCCACTCACCCCAAGTCAAATCAGGATGGTTTTTCCATTTTTTATCGTCATGTAAGGAATGAACCCAACTATAATCTTCATATGTCAATAACTTATCTTTATACCTAAATCCACATTGGTCTTGTAATCCACCAGTAACATTCACTGATACTGGTGTTCCACACATCAATGCTTCACATGTACCTAATCCAAATCCCTCATTAGAAGCCATATTGATTTGAACATCTGCCATATTGTAAAGATAGTTAAGATGTTTTGGTGCTAGTTTTTTGTGGGAGAAAATCACATCATAATCAGGACAAACTGCTTCAACCACTGCAGGTAAATCAGTACCGTTAGTGTCTTTAGGTTGAGTGTGCATTACTAAAGCACATCTCTTTGCCTTATCCTTTGGTAACATATCACAGAATGTTTTGAAAGCCATCACAACATCACCAGGTAATTTTCTTCTAATATTTCTATTATTCCAAAATACTATAAAATCATAATCCTCTCTATCTTGCGTCACCGTTCTTTTGAACTGTAATAAATCACCCCATTCTTTATCAGTTTTTTTGATAGGATAAAAAGCTTTTTCATCTATACCATGCGGCACATATGTATTATTCCAATCATTTGTTGGAACATCTCTACGCACATTTCTTACAATATTATGAGTTTGTTTAGATATATTCATAATTAAGTCGCAACTCTCATAGAAAGGCTCATTCCACATTGGGTATGGTAAATCATCCCATATATTGTAATAAAATATTGGTATTTCTTGTCTTACTTCATGTTCTATCTGATACAAAAACTCCCAAAATCGAGGGTCTGTGTAATGAAGAATGGCGTCTGGCTTTTCTGTAGCCATAAGGTGTCTGATTAATTCCGCACTTCCGTAACCACTTGTAGGGATAATTTTTAGATAAGCATGTTCAATGCCAGTTTCTTTCCTCACTGAATCATTCATATCTATGAACTTTCCTTCATCAGGATGTTTGATAGCACCCCCAATTTGAACCCACTCATAATGATGAAGGGTTCCCATCACTATCTCTCTTGACATTGTTCCAACACCCGATGACATTCTTAAATCATCGGAAAGCAACAATATTTTCTTTTTATCCATTCAGAACTCTCTTCTTCTTATCTTTGCCAGTTTCAATCTTACTCTCAATGATTGATATTTTCTTTTCTATGGTGATAAGAAGATTCACCATCTGATTTAACACTTTTTCTAAATCTGGATTCATAATGCACTCCCACTTGGTTTTAAATTTTTCCATTCATTTATTTGATTTCTAAATTCTTCATCGTGAACATACAAATCCATTGAACGATTAACTAGTTTTTGTAATGTAAAGCTATCATCTAAGTTATGTATTTTAAATTTTTTGTATAGATTGTCCAATAACTTTACGGATGTTAGTTTTAACATAACATTTCCTCCGTATATACATATGAATGCAACCATTACATCTGTATATTCAGCTATTTCTTTATTTCGATTATGATAATGCCAAACAGCATATGGTTTACCATACTTGAAACTTTCTAAAACACAGTGTTGATTATATTGGTAATGGGCTGGTGGAAACTCTGAATACTTTACGTCAAATTCTAAAGCATACTTTTTAGCGTAACCATCTGCACCTTGCTTTTGTCCACCACTAACTATTTCAAGTTCTTCACCATACTTTTCTCTAAGTTTGTAGATGAATTCTTGTATTCGTCTTTTATTAGTATATTTTCTACTTCCTACTATCGCTACTTTCATAGTCATTTCTTTTTTGTCTTTTAGGTGGTTTCTCTGAGGTACAAAATTTAGCACAACTATGATATTCATTCAACCCTTTCAATATATCTTTTCTGTTATTATAAATATATTGAAATCTTAATCTATTATTATCAGAAACATTACTTCTATCTGTTATGTCAAACCAGATAAAATCATTACTTTTCAAATTATTACCAACCACTATATTGGTTTTGAAATGTAATCTGCTTTCATATTTTTCTATAAAGTTTTTTACATCAGTTGGATTGAGCGCTCCATCTTCATACCACAACGTAAGATAATATTTGATAGAGTCTTTATGTATATCATGTAACTTTTCTATAACCTGTTCTTCAAACGACTCATTCAAAAAATGAGATAGATTCATTCTGAGATTTACTTTCATTACTTCACTCCTGCGTCACAATATTCTGTCTGATTAAAATCACAAAACCTGCAATTCTTTTTGGATGCTTCTTTTCTATAAATATGTTCAATATTATATTCTCCATCAGAAGTGAAGCATTCTTTTAAAAATACATCTAATCTAGCAACTACTTTGTTTATTGATGGTTTACCATTTGCTGGTACAAACTTTTGAACTCTTTTTTGTGGGAAGTCTAAATTTTCATATAGCTTTCTTTTAACAATAAAATATTCAACCTCTATTTTATCTATGGGATGATTGAACTGTTTAGAATAAAATTGTTTATACAGTAGTAGCTGGTCTGTTTTGTTTTTATCAGCCTTCATATATTTGTTCCAACCCATAGTAGAAGTTTTGATATCATAAATTTTAATTACATCTCTGACAGTATCTCTAATCACAATGTCTATGAAACCGACAAATTTCACTCCACTTGGTAAATTGTAGTTGAGTGGCACCTCTATACCTATAAGTTCGTAACCTTTCTTACTGAAATACTGAGCTCTTTTCTTTCTAATAAATTTTAGTATCTCTATACCTTGTGTGTAAAATTCAACCATATCACTCTCAGTACAAAACATCTCACCACCATTAGCTTCAACAATCTGTTCAAAGTTTCGTTTCATTCTGGTGCGTAACATATCCTCTAAAGGTAACTGTTCTGCTAATTTAGCAGTATCATTATACATCACAGTTAGAAAGGTTTGGATAACTTCATGCATTGAAGTACCAAACATTGTATGAATGCTATCTGAGTATTCCCTAATTCCATCAACGTAAGCAGTCTTCCATCTGTGTGGACACTGAGACCACATCGAATACTGACTATAACTTATCTTTTTCATACATTCCACTTATCATTATCTTTGTATTCTTCATCTTTTTTTGTCAAGCCTTCATACAACCATTTTATATACCAACGTACTCTAGCCCCAAGCTCCATATCATTTGGATATTTGTCTACCATTTCTTTTATTATTTTTCTGACAGACTTCATTACTTTCCCCACTTACCATTTTTGACTATAGTTGCCATAATACCATAGTTACTTACATCAAGATAGGCATCTTCCATTGGTTCATCAACAGCAGATTCTCTTTTAGTCATCAACATAGTTTTTAATCTCTGTATTTTGTCATTCATCCGAAACCATAAACCAGTTAGTGACAAATGAATCTCATCCTGCGTCTGTAACATAGTACCGACAGAAATATTACCAGGACCATAGTCATGCTGTTTTCTTAGAAATAGTTCATACTGTTCTCTTTGTAACCTTTTGAACTCTTTTGTCATTTCAGGCCATTCCTTTTCCATTTGTTCAACAACAGGATGGACATCATCTGCGTAAGTTACATTTTTAGATTCTTTTATAGTTTTCATTATAACTCTCCAATTTACATTAAAAGCTACGAATTATTTTCCATAAAGTCAAGCTTTTTTATTTGTCTTTTAATTTTTTTATTTAGATAGTAAACGTAAATGTGTTTTGGTTTTCTTTTTTTCCAAAAAATATTTTCGTCACCAGCTTTATATCTACGATTCAATTCTCTACCATATGGTCTCTTCAATTGATTTAAAGACCTGCTATGCATTTCCTTACCATCAACCATCAATACTCTGGCATCGGCAGTTTCTCCTAAGTAATCAAAGTTTGTAGCTTTATAAATTGTGCCGGAATGTCCATAATGTTGGTCTGCAAAAGAAACTATAACTTCCATATCAGTAAATGTTTTCAACCATTTGAAAGTCTTACCAATAAAATAACTTTCAGTGTTCTTTGGTGTATCATCTATACAAACAAGTCTTCTTAACTCTAAACATTTGTTAGGATTGATTGGATTGTATTTAGAAGCAGTTGCGGGCATTGATGGTATAGCATACATCATAGCACCAATCATTTTAGGTAAACCAAAGTTGCCCTCACTATATAGCCCGAAGTGATATAAAGATTGCACTCCATTTACATTGTGAGAATAGTGATGTTTTTCAATAAATTGAACTATAGATTTTCTTGGTATTTCTTCAACAGTAAAGTTGGTAACACTCATAATCCAATCTTACGACACTCATCCTCTGTTTTACCATACTTGATAAGTATGTCTACTAATTCTGCTTGTCCACCATGCGACAATTCGTACATCTCTACAGCATCATTAGCTTCTCTCATACTACATTGTAGGTGTTTTGCGACTATTTCATAAACCCATTTAGGATACTTCATCTTTTTATCTCCTTTGATATACTTCAACCATTGTCTTTTCTTAGGGAGTATATCTGTGTAAACTTTGTAAACTTGTTCTGGCTCTAATGGATACTTCTGTACCTCATTAACAAGCTCTACCCAATCCATTTTCATAGATAGAAACCTATTAACCATATAGTTAGACCACGACTTTTTATCATCATCAGAAATATCATTCCAATAGTTCGGATTCTGAACGTCTGTGATTTGTTTAATGTGGTCGAATAAACTTTTCTTTTTAACTGTTGCCATTTGCTTCCTGCATTAGTTTGTCTGGCACTTTACCACAATTTCCACAGCTGTATACTTGAATTGGTATAAGTGCTTCTTGACCAGTAGGTGATACGAGTGGTGAAAGTCTCTTCAAAAAAAATGCTGGTATAAATACTGAGTTACCACAATCTTCACATTTCATAGTTTCAGCATCATTCAAATCTATTTGCACTTGTGCTTGAGGTTTCGATAATGGTTTTTGAGGTTTCATATTCATTTTATAACTCCTAATAATTCTATTAACATAGCCATAGCATTTATCTCT